CTCGCTTTTGGAAATCCTGAATGATACACATATTCAATATTGGTAAAGGACATATTAAACCCTGCTTCCTCCAAATCCCTACATATCCTCCATAAAACATCTGTTCGTGGTGCTGCCATAACGCAGATAAAAGAACCTTCTTTTAACACCCTAAAACTTTCTTTCCATATCTCCCTATCAGGTAGTGCTTTATCAAAATCCAAACCCATAAACTTATATCCGTATGGTGGATCTGTCGCCATAAAATCAACTGAACCTTCTGTTAGTTGTTTTAGTTTTTCTTTACTATCTCCTTGTATTAAAATGTTGTTCATAAAAAATGGTATGTTTGTTCTGGTTTATCTGCGAATTCCATTATAACGTATCTAACAGAATCTATCAGGTGGTCATCACCTATCGGTGTATTGGTGACTCGTCCTGACCTGTCCTTCTTAAATTTCAATTCACTGAACTCTCTGTATAAATTAAGTGAATCTTCGTGTATGTGTATCTTATGTTGTTTCATTTTGGAAATACCATACAATACACTCCCTTGTCCTTTCTTAACTCCCCTTATGTTAAACCCTCCTCTTCGTAAATCCTGTATGGACTTTGGTTCTGATGAGTCCGCAACAATCTGTGTCTCTCTATCTATACCAAGTTCCTGTAAGATGAATATCAAATCATCATTGGTTGTTCCTGCTTGGTATAACAATTCTTTACAATATACATCCTTACCATCCATCAATACTTCCACAACAGCACAGGGGTCTGTTGCGAATCCCCAGTCAAGTCCAATGTATCTTTCCTTGTATCTTGGTTCATCAGAGTATTTGTCGTAATTGACGAATATCTTTTCTCTTGGTGGAACTACTCTACCCTCTGAATATATCTCATATAAGTCAGGGTCTAACTCTTTTAACTCTTGTATGGATTGAATGATTCTCTTATCAAGAAATGGGTTTTGTTTCCACGTTGAGTGTATCATTATACCATTGTCTTTACCTTCATATTCAAGTCCCCACCACCGCTCATCTATTTCAGGGTTGTATGCTGCCAAGACATATTGTTCTGTGCGAATGTCCAACTGAACCCACGGCTCAAATGATACTGTATTAACCTCATCAACAAAAACAATATCTGATTTCATACCTCTCAACTTACCAGTTGTATCATCCATACCAATAAATCGTATGATTGAATTATTGTCCATACGATACACCATTTCCACTTTGTTATACCTACTATCCTCCCAAAGATTTAAGTCCTGTAATACCCCCTTAAAATCAACGAGAATGGTGTTCTTGATACTGACCTGTGTCTCTCTCGCAATGGTGATGAGTGTATTTGGTTTTGAGAGCGCTGTAATGATGAGGTGTTGGAGTGCTGTTATCGTTTTTCCTGAACGTGACGAACCCCTCAAGAAAATATATCGTTTATTCTCCTGAAGGGCGTCCTGTATTTTCATATAGAGTTCAGTCGTCTGTATCTCCATCTATATCCTTTGGTGGTATGACTCTGACGACAATGTCATTATCATTCTTTATCTTATCACCTTGAGTTGTTACATCCATCTCTTTTCTATCTGACCAGTCCTCCTTGAATTTGTTTCTCATTACAAGTGACCACAGATTAGAATTGATTGATTTGGAATCCCCACTCTTGAATGAATCCTCCATAAATTTCAACCAATAATTCTGTGCGTATGTCTGTGCCTTCTTGACGGTGTCAGAAAAATCTTTATCACGTTTGATTAACTTGTAGTATGTATCCCTTGTTAAATCAAATCTCTCCATTATATGCGTGTGTTGAGAACCCTCTCTACCCATTTGGAGAATCACCTCTTTCCAATCCTCAGGCCACAAACCTTTTTCTACTAAATCTTCTATTCTTATTCTTGGTCTTCCTTTTTCTCCCATCTTTCTGAATCTCTAAAGAATCCAATGATAGTTACTACGACACCAACCAATGTTGAAACTGCTGCTACAACACCATCAAGGTTTGTCTGTAGGTATTCTACCAATGGTATAAATTTATCTATCCCAATCAATGTCAATAGGACTCCGATTGCGGTTAAGGTGTGTCTAATTAAACTTTTAACTTGTTCTGTCATTTTACTTTGAATTTACCCAATTTATTACTTCCTCCTCTGTTCCATATCCTCCGTGCTCTGAATGGTAAAAACCTTCTATCTGACCCATTTCAATATCATTAAGGTCTTCCCATTCTCTATTATGAAGAATTACTTTTGCTCTTCTTAAGTTTTTATTTTTACAATCGCATCCCATTATTTCTTTGATTTTGATATACACACCGAATATCTCTGCTTTATATCAGGGAATTCTGTTATCATTGTTTTATCACCCATACATCTTTGGAGGAAACTATCTTTTGTCTCACCCGTTCTTTTCTCTGGTACTGGCATTCTTTAACAATTTATCTTTAACTTTATCAATCAAATCAACCTTCTCATATTGTTCATTATTCAAACCAGTTTCTCTGACTTGTTGTAATGAAACAAGAACGGTTGTTAATACTTCAATTCTTGTCATATCACAGTTTATCATCATCTTTGACATAAACTCTTCAATGTTGTTTGTTGTTATTTGAATCAACTCTTCCTTATCTCCATTGGAGAGGGAAAAGTATTCTTCGTATATTTTTTCATTTATAAACATATTCATAAATATTTTGAAAAATCCCCGTGACCTTAAGGGAGAACGGAATGAAAAAAAAGTATATCTTATGAAGATAGATTGGAGCAGCCACGGGGATAAAATAATAATAGCATATTACAAAAAAACATATCAAATTATGACACAGAATTTACTATTCTCCCAGTTGGTCACCGTTGTGACTCTATTATAAATATAAGAATTATTGATGATGAAATCAATCTATACCGTCAAAAACATCCATCGTATCATCCGTATTATTATCCTTTTTCTCTTTTCTATTTGAGAAATTTCGTTTGGTGAATTTAATTTCCTCTTTTTTATTTGAGTTGTTGTATGGATTTTCTTCTGCTACCCATTCAAGTGATGGATATATTTTTTTGAATTGAACCATTTTAATTCTAATATCACTTATGATTTGATTGTAATATTGCCAATGTAATTCGTCAAATGTCATTTCGTGTTCGTCAAGTATCTTCTTAAAGTCCTCTGGACTTATTTTAAGGTATCTAAAAGGAGTTGAAAGTGTGTAAGTATACATACACCCATCTGAACCCATTTTATACCCTACACGACCCTTATTTTCCCTTCCTTCTTTGAGATAAACATTTAACACTTTCTCTTTATATCCAAAACTTTTGGTGATAATATCCACACAAAAATCCAACCAAGTATCTACATCCGTTGTCTCGTCACTGTCAGTGTCACTCAAATCAGGTTTTCTCTTGAATATCATTGCGTCATCAGGTGCGTGTTCTGCGTAGTATTCTGCCGCTAATTTGTATTTGGTTATTTCTGATGTTGGTTTAACATCAATATATTTCAAACAATCTACTATCGCAACACAAGTTAATTCAATTCCTTTATCCGTTGAGAAGATATAAGGATTTCCGTATTCATCTATCTTTTTCATATTATTTTGTTTTATACTATCCAAGTTTTGAGGTGGTCAGGTAATTCCTCATTTGGTATTTTACGATTATTTCTTTGGATTGTCAAATCCCATTCCCACTTTCTATCTTTGAGATAATACATCAAGTTGTGATTATCATATCCTCTACTTCTTTCATACTTGATATAATCATTACCTTTTCTAAACGCATAAAGTTTTTCTGATTCAGTCAATTTTAACCATTCAACAAATATTTTATTTTTTGCGTAGTCAGGAGATTGAAAAATATCAAAGAGCCCTGACAGTGACTTGTCCTTATCCATATCTTTATCCTTATCTTTATCCTTATCCTTATCCTTATTAAGGTTTTGATTGGGTTTTGATTGGGTTTTAGTTAGGTTATTGTTGGGTTTTGATTGGGTTTTATTAGCTTTCGGTCTACCCCCTTTTTTACCGTTCTCAACCGACGATTTATACCTTGACATTGATGAATCCAAAGTTGGTTTTATTAACGTCCATATTGCTTTTTCAATACCATTTAATTCAGTTTCATTTCCATTTAATGCGTATTCACATATACATTGAATCACATTACATTGTGATTGAGGTGGTAAACATTCTACAGCCTCAAAGTAACTCCTATGAAATATAAATGAATCCATCATTTCTCCACTGATTTAAGATGTTCCTCAATAACCTTGTTAGTGTAAGTTGTCATAATGAATCCCTGCTCCTGACAATACTTCTTTAATCGTTCTCCAACGTCTTTTGTGACATAGATTTGTTTTACATCTGTTCTTCTCATTTGTTTAATGTTTTGTGTTTATTTACATATAAATATACAAACAATTATTTTTTAAGTCAAACTTGATTAAAAAAAAATGTTTCACTATATTTATTGGTATAAAACAGAAACAATGGAAATATCAAACAGAATTGACCAAAGTGTGAAGAAGGCAACACTTACGGTAGAACAAGTCCTTCAAATCAAAAAGTT